GCCTCTTTCAGAATGAAGCAGTTTTCATCATACTGAAGAAAGGAGTTACTGCCATTGTTGTTGATGATAAGCGAAAAGGTTTGCGCTGGCGTGCCAGAACCAAGTAAATCAAAATACTCAAGGGCTTGTTCACGAGTGAACGTGTTTTGATGGTCACGGGCAAACTTGATAAGTAGTCCATGAAAATCTTTCGGGTAATCAGGCTCTGTTTTCCAGATGTGCATCCCATTTGAAAAAAGGAAGGTATAACCTTTATACTTCTCCTGCGTAAAAAGATGCACCGCAAGGTCGTATACCTCCGAGCGTGATTCGAACGCATTGTTATAAAAGAAGAAATCATCCAGTCTGAAATGCGCATCATTATATAGTTGTTGGGCGGACGTATAGTCACCATTTGCCGAGAACTGCTTCAACAGTACATCAAGGAGAATATCAGCCATTTCATCAAAATCGCTTATATTATCCTTGTGATAATACTTCTTAAGTATTTTAACGGCATGGCAGGAGAGCAATGCTCGATTAACTTGCTGAGTGCTACACTTATTAAAATGCGCAAGAATATCATCCTTGGATATCCCATCGGTGTGCTCTTTCAAATACAAAGACAGTGCTTCGGTAAGCGTTGCAAGAGCAGTGTCAACTTTCGGAGCGAGAGGCTGCTTTTTCGTTTGAGCCCAGCTTGCTGTACCGACATCTGTTGGCTGTGTACTATCTGAATTCAGGTACTGCAGGTATTTTTCCATCTTCTGAAACGCAGCAGAAAAACGATTGTGCTGGTCTTGATTAACCTGTCGGAATCCGTCATCTGCCATCAAGCAAGCTATGGTGGCTAAAGCCTCGGCACTATCTGTTCCGGAAATTTTCACGTTTGAAAGACTGTGCGTTTGCGCATAGTCTTCCGCTTTGTTTATGGCAGAGACATAGCTGCGGCATGTTCCATCAGCCATTTTCTCGATGACTCTTAACCATTCGGCAAAGGAAATAGCCGTAGTATCAGAAGAAACATTCGAGCGTGTGGCAGTTTGCGGAACGTCATTACGGTTTGCGTCTGAAGATTTCTTTTCTTGATACTCGATTGTTACATCAGTAAAAGGAATCCCGCAAATACCAAGCAGAGATGAAATTTTCTTGGCAATATCCGTAGCACTGACGTTCGTTTCAAGAGAGTAGCTATCAGTTATTGGTTTTGGTGCAGTCATGGCTTCAGCGCTGCCGAAATCTGGTCTACCGGCTGTGTTGAATGACTGACCAACAGGTATGACTGCTGCGTATTCTGCATATATGCACTTGAATAACTTTACATATAAATCAGTCCAATTTGAAACTGATTCATCACGTAATCCGCGATACGTAAATGCGATTGGTCTTGTATACGCAAGAGATGAGACATTATTGAAATCCACAATCGCTGCCGAATTAGTTTCTTCAACGGCGACTGGTGTGTCTTCATCAATGGCTTTTGTGGGCACAATTGAGGGAAGCGCCTTAATAAAGGCGTAGTACCAGTTTGCCGCATCAGTAATGCTGTTTATTTGTTTTTTATTCTTAATTCTAAATATCTTGTTTTGGTTAACGGTTTTCATGAAGCGCTTGATTGTGGCTTCATCTGTCGTTTCAAATAAGGGCGCAGAGAGGACTTTGATTTTCAAGCAGAATTCTTCGGCGATAGGCAAAAAGCGGCATAGAGAATCCGGCTGGACTTTAGGTGCCGTTGTTGTCAGCCACTCGCAAAATTGCTGGCGAATGTTGTCGTGATTATTGCTCATGCCTTTTGCCTCCATTAACAATTTCTGAAACTCGGCTTTGTCATTTTCATACATTTGGACCATCTGTCTAAATAGGTCAGAGGTGTTCTTTAACCCTACGCCATCCCCTAAGAACAGAAAATCGAGCTCTCCAAGCCGCATGCTGATTCCATTCTCGTTGCGGTATGTATCATCAACTGTAATTCCTCGCTTCTCCGCACGAGAACGGAGCTCCGCTGACAGTTCGGCGATAACCGTTTTTCTGGGCGTTGCATTATTCTTTATTTTACAGTACGCCTCAATGAGCAAAGCTGCTTCGTATTTGTCCCAACTTGGCTGCCGCACGGTATCACCTCACATTCCACATTCCACATGAATATTGTACAACTATTGCTGTCCTATATATCGGACTGATTAATTCTTGTCAGCGGCTCCGCCAGAATGAATCCATTCATCCACTTCGGATTTTTTGAATTTCCAGAGACGACCGACCTTGCTTGCTGGCATACCTCGATTACTAATCCATTGCAGTACCGTTTCTCTGCTCACATCAAGATATTTCGTTATTTCTTTCATTGATACCCAGTTTTCGGCTTGCTTATTTTCGGACATTTTCATACCTCCGTATTCATTATCAAACATTTGCGGCACATTACGGTTCATACAGGAGTCCGATTCTTCCTGTATCGGGGTCTTTCGTAAACTGCACGATATTTGTTTTTCCGTAGTCAATATCAGGAATATTGTTCTCCAGAATAATTAGTTGGCAGCAATTCTGGTGTTCAATGAAATAATGGAACAATGCCGCCTTCATGGTATCTGATGCCTTTTCTTCTCCCGGCTCTTTCAAAGACAGAATCGGCGAATCAATCGATAAAAGTCCCGGAGTGTACTTGCCATGTTCACTTAAATACCGCATAAATGTAAAAGCAACTATCGTATTTAGGAAAGCTCGGTATCCTTTGCCATATGAGTACTTTGTTTTGCCATCAATAATAACATCGAACGCAGATTTTACCTCCATACGAGCTTGACCAAACGAATCAAAATTGCACGATTTTAGAGCGTCAGTTAGATATTCATCAATCTTGTTCATGATATCAGGTCCCATTCGGGACTTGATATCAAAGAGCGTTTCACTTTCTTCCTCTTCGTTTTCTTTCTTGAAAAGTTCGCTCTTCAATGTGATTTCGTCGTCGTTCAACATAGAGGCTTCCTTAGCAAGCTCAACAGCGTATTGGAATGTGCGCAGCGCTTGTTGCAAAGTGCCTATCTTCGGTTGAAGTTCAGTCTTTATTAACGATTCAATGTCCTCACGCTGACCGAGCAAAACACTTAAGCGACTATTGAGTTCGTCGCGGTCCGACACAAAGGAAAGTTCTGCTTCAGCAATATCGTTCAGTTGCATTCTCAAATTCGACAATTCAACGGTGGATGCTGCAACATAGCTTTCTTCTTCTTTTTCAGGCAAATCATTATGACAGAGCGGGCATCTGTGCATATGCGGCACCCCGGAAGCATGTGATTCACCATCAACGATAAATCCTAAACGACGGATATCAGACACATATTGTGTCTTCAGAGCATTTTGCCGTTCAAGCAAGTGTTCGCATTCGGTGATTTGGTCATTAACCGAATATATCTCGTCCAGCAATTTCTTGCTTCTTGCTACGGCATCTGTTATCTGATTTTCTGTTAGAGAAATCTCGGAAACAATTTCTTGAACTTTCGCCTCGATTTCACTGGTATCGATAGCAGGGAGTTCTTCGAGCTTTTTCCTTTTTTCGCCTATGGCAAGAAGGCGCTCGTTAATATAGTCAATAACTGCTTTTTTGCGTTCTTCTCGAATTGCTTTGTCGATGTGAGGAGTGACACCCTTGAAATCTTCACCCGTCATCATGAAATACAGGCTTGAAAGAAACGCTGTTGACTGATATGTCGGTATTAAAACAGATTGACGTTGAATCACGTTCTCTTCTTTTACCAACATCATGTGCAAGATGGAGCGAATCGTTAGACGCTGTGTTTTATATTTTTGCGTGCTAATAATATCATGATGTTCGGTTATTCCCATGATTTTCAACCAAACATCCTCATTCAGATTTGGAGTTCCTTTTTTAACCTTATAATCCCCAGAATCAATTCTATCATCTGAGCTAATCACTTCTGCGGTGTTTGTTTTCTCTCCATCAATAACCTTTCTTCGAACTGTAACTTTTCCTTGAGATGTATGAACATGCATTTCAAAGGTGTCATAGCCATGCTTGACATCAATCGGAATATGGTCACTTCCAAACAGATAGTCTAAAATCTCAATAACATAGCTTTTGCCCGTATCGGATGGACCGCAGATTATATTTAGGCCGGGAGCGAAATTTACAGCGGAAGTTTTTTTACCGTTGCCGGATACAACTATTTGCTCAATATAGAAATCAGGCATTTCCGTCCCTCCTAATGTTTGATTGAGATTTGCTGAGTATTTCAGCCCGAATTGCTTTTACCCCGCGAGCTGAGATGTATTGCATGGCTCTTTCTGAATACATTGAGTAGTCCTTTGCATAAGTACTTTCGAGGCTTTGGCAAAAACCCTCGCCGGTTTTATTTATTCGATACACCATACCGGTTTTGTTTGACAATACAAGCTCAATGAGTCCACGCAGCGCAAGCTCTCTTAGAGCAGCATTCATTTTTTCGTGCCTTGTTGCCGACTCACAATACTTATATGAATTATCACCGTGCAAGTTTGAACAAGCTATACCGAAATCTGTGCCATATACAGAAATAAAGTCTGCCGTTGCAATTTCTTCTTCGGTCAATGGATGTTGGGCAGTATTCAAAACTAATAGAGCTCGCAGCGATAATTCAAATATTGAATTGAATATTTCAGCCATCATCAACCACCCACTTCAATTCGCCGTCTTTCACAAGAAAGTGACATACACCCTTTTTCTCGCGGGCACTAATCCATGCCAATTTACTCAGTAATATGGACCTATTCGCAGGAGAAAGTGCAGCTTGGCTCATCACACAATTTAGCCTATCCATTGACGAAGAGTGTGTCTTAATATATTCATCGTACACGCTGTCAAGGATATCTTCTTTTAACGCCGAGAAATTCGCTTCTTCTGTGTCACCGAAGGAGTCTCTTGTTCCTTCTCGAATTGTCTCTGCAGCATAATAATCTTTGCGACGGCGTGACAAATCTTTTTTGAAAGCAGGAGTGTCCTCCAAATCGATTAATTCAAGTGTTCCATCTGATTTTAACTCTTCTGCATACACTGCAAGAAGAGCTTTTATATATTCCATCTCCTCGTCTTCAGGCAATTCCGGCACCGGAATTTCTTGGGGTCGGGGGTATTTTTTTATGATGTTTTCTGCGCTATCAAGCTCTGATATCGCCAGTTTCATAATGTCATCACTACTGGCAGCAGCGACTAAAGGAGATAACTTGTTCTCCTTTTTAATAGCGTATAGAAAAATCACAGACAAGAATTTTGGCAAGTGTTTTCTGTCGGCAATAGTTATCCATTCGGATTTGAGCGTTGACGGGATATTAGCATCGCTTTCGATGATGGTACGGATATCTGAAATCAAATCATCAAGTAGTAGCGGCTCTAATTGTGTTATCACCTTGTCACGAAAATACTGCTCTGCCACATCAACAACGCCAGCGTTCCCTGAGGCATCCACGATAGCTTGCAATACATGGTCTTTGCAGTTTAGGTATAGGCTTGCAATTTTATCTGATAAATCAAATGGTTCTCCTCTTTGATTGGTGACCTCGACATTGTCTGTTATCAAAGAAAGGAGAATACCTGCAACAGCCATGTTGGTTTTAGGATATTTCTTTGCCTTTTTTATTGCTTGTCCGTATGAGCCAAAGCACAGTGTCATGTCAGGATACTCCTTCCTCGAAAATTCGGGTCAAACCGAGGTCAAACTCAGCGGAAATACATTCATCGCTTTATCAAGTATTCTTATATTGTGGTTAGACGTAAGCGTGTAGTTCGTTTACCGGGATGACCTTCCTCAATCTCCGGATACAAAAACACTATTATACTATAACACATATCTACACAAAAATCAATTCTTTTACGCGAAACCTTACGTAAATCCACAAAGAAACCTTTTTTGATGCCGTTGGTAGCTCCAACGGGCCCAGCACAAAAAGGTCAAAATATAATAATCAGCTGACCACTGGACGGGAAGCTGCAATCCGAAGCAGAGAAATCTGTGAGGGCTGCAGTATGGTACTATATTGCCATTTTTCCAGTCAGCCGCAACAGACCTCTGTTTCGAGAAATCGATACGGAGGTCTTTCTTTATGAAGTTACACAAAACGTCGCAAAAGCAGCGCGACACCTACAGCTATCAGTTTTTCGATGCAGATGGAAAGCCAGAGCCAAGAATCGTCATTCGACCCGGTGAGAATGATGTGACAGAAGTGGACATTAAGAATCTTCATGACCGTGATGATTCGGAGGTTTACTACAACATCCGGGCCCGGCGACCTGAAGAAGACGAGTTGCAAAAGGCTCAGAAAGCCGCATGGCGTGAGCGGTACATATCGGACTTCATCGCCGAGCATGGCTACAAGCCGCATAAGCAGGATGTTGAGGATGCGGTCAACGAGGCTTTTCCGAAGAACTGGGTTGCATCTTTGGACGAGCTCCTTGACGGCACTGGAGACGAAGACGGGTATGGCGACAAGAGTGCAGCCCTTGCCGGGCTCTGCACGAGCGACGATTCTGGAGAATCGCCTCAAGTGGAGCGCTTGAGAGAACTGGTCGCTGGGATGACTGAAAAGGAACAGGTGGTTTATTGGCGCGTGATTATCAACGGAGAAACGAAGCGTTCCGTCGCCACTGTGCTCGGTCTGTCCGATGTTCGTATCACGCAGATTACAAGGAAAATCATGACTCGGATAAAGGAAGACAAAATTCTTCAAAGTTTTTTTCGCTGAGACTTCGGTTTTCATCATTTTTATTTGACGGAGGACTTGTAAGGGAGAAGCCCTTGCAGAAAGGAGAGCTGAAAATATGAAGCTCAAACATCGCATCAAGGTAAATGTCCTCGACCTGTGTCAGGACAAGCAAACCATTCTAACCGGCGGAGATAGCAGCTTTCGCAGCAGACTACTCAACAAATTGCTCGGCGGCAAGGTCGGTGTCCTCGTTCTCGTGCCGGATGGAGGTTGCGTAAGTTCAGTGGAAATCCATGAGGAGCCGAGCGGAGGTGAAATCAATGAAGCTCTATGAAGTCAATCTTGCCATCGAGGAGCTGTTCGCGCAGTTGGAGATTGACCCGGAAACCGGCGAAATCACCGCCAGCAATGATGACATTCTCACACAGATCCATGCGCTACAGCTTGAGCGGCAATCGATTCTCGAATACCTCGCAAAGCTGACGCTCAACATCCGCTCGGATGTTACCGCGCTGAAGGAAGAGGAAAAACGGCTCCGCGAACGCCGTGCTGCGCTGGAGCGCCGGGATGAGCGGCTCATGCAGATTCTCGACCGGGAATGTGCCGGAGAAAAAACCGACTGCGGTGTGGCAACTGTCAGCTACCGCGCTACCAGCCGTGTGGACGTGCTGGATTCCGAAAAAGCCGTGCGCTGGCTCAAGCGAAATAAGCACCTCGACTGTTTCCGCATTCCCGCGCCGGAGGTTGCCAAGGCCGAGGTCAAAAAGCTGCTGAAAGCCGGCCAGAAGGTTCCCGGCACGACACTGGTGCAGGACGTCTCCTGCAGCCTGAAATGAGGAGGTCACTATGCTAAACATTTCTACGGGAATTATCCCCAGAGCACAAAAGGTCGTTATTTACGGCTCGGAGGGTGTCGGCAAAACTACGCTGGCGGCGAGCTTACCGAATCCGCTGGTTATCGATACCGAGGGCGGCACTTCGCATATGGATGTGCGCCGCATCGAAAAACCTCAGTCGTGGGAAGAGCTCATCGCTATCGTGAGCGAGGTTGCCGCCACACCGAATATCTGCAAAACGCTGGTCATTGACACCGCAGACTGGGCTGAGCAGCTTGCCGTGGCTCATATCTGCACCAAGTATAAGCAGAATTCCATCGAGAGCTTCGGTTACGGCAAAGGCTACACCTATCTCTCTGAAGAGTTCGCCCGGCTGTTTGCGGCGCTGGATAAATGCATCGCTGCCGGTATTCACGCTGTTGTCACAGCGCACGCCAAGATGCGCAAGTTCGAGCTGCCGGACGAGATGGGCGCTTATGACCGCTGGGAGATGAAGCTCTCAAAGCAGGTCGCGCCGCTTCTCAAGGAATGGTGCGATATCCTGCTGTTCCTCAATTACCAGACCTTTGTGGTCACCACCGAAAACAAGAGTCAGAAGGCGCAGGGCGGCAAGCGCGTCATGTATACCAGCCATCACCCGTGCTGGGACGCGAAGAATCGTCACAGCCTGCCGGAGATGCTGGACTTGGACTACAAAACCATCGCATTGCTTTTTGAACAGAACGCTGCTCCTGCCGCGCCTACTGTATCCCCGCTGGACACGCTGAAGGCGAAAATGGCCGAGGCAAACATCACTGATGGCGAGCTTGTGAATTTCGTTATCACAAAGGGCTATCAGGAAGGCTCTACCTCTGTCTCGGATTACCCGGACAGCTTCATCAACGGATGGGTGCTCAAACACTGGAAGCAAATCGTCGCGGCTATCAACAAGGCCGCTGATACCAACATTTAACGGAGGAATGAAAAATGGCTAACGATATGAATATGTGCATGGACTGGGGCGACACCATCGAAAACGACGGTCAGGAGTTCGTCATCCTTCCCGAAGGCGATTACAACTTCACCGTCACCGATTTCGAGCGTGGGCGTTTCCCCGGCTCCGCAAAAATCCCCGCCTGCAATAAGGCGGCACTTACCCTGCAGGTCAGAACGGCAGACGGCAAGATTGCCACCGTCAAGTTTGACCTTATCCTGTACCGCTCCCTCGAATGGCGCATCAGTTCCTTCTTTCGCTGCATCGGGCAGAAAAAGCATGACGAGCGGCTGGTCATGGACTGGAACAAGGTGGTCGGCGCAAGAGGTCACGCTCACTTCAAGCCCCGTACCTATACGACGAAGGACGGCGAAGAGCGTCAGGCAAACGATGTGGACAAGTTCATCGATTGGGATGAGAAGTTCTTCCCGGCAGATGAAGGTTGGACGGAAATCAGCGATGATGACGACCTCCCTTTTAACTAAGGGGGTGTGCGTCCATGTATCAGCTCAGACCCTATCAAGCTGAGGCACGGGACGCGATTATCCGGGAATGGTCGGAGGGCAAGCAAAAGACACTGCTTGTCCTGCCGACCGGCACCGGCAAAACAATCGTGTTCGCCTCAGTCGTACAGAAACAAGTAAAAAACGGCGGTCGCGCCCTCATTATGGCGCATCGCGGAGAACTGCTCGACCAAGCGGCAAACAAGCTGCATGACGCCTGCGGGCTGGACAGTGTTCTCGAAAAAGCAGAAAGCAGCAGTCTCGGCAGCAGGATGCCCGTTACAGTCGGCTCGGTGCAGTCTTTGGCACAGCCGAAACGCCTCGCGCAGTTTCCGCAGGATTATTTCACGGATATTGTCATCGACGAAGCGCACCATTGCCTTTCGGACAGCTATCAGCGTGTGCTGGAGCATTTCCCAGAGGCGCATATTCTCGGCGTCACTGCAACGCCTGACCGTGGTGACCAGCGTAATCTCGGAAAGTATTTCGACAGCAAAGCCTACGAATACTCTATGACCAAAGCCATCAAGGACGGTTTCCTGTGTCCCATCAAGGCGCAGATGATTCCGTTGGAGCTGAATATCACGGACGTGGGCATGAGCAACGGTGATTATGCAGTCGGTGAAATCGGCACGGCGTTGGACCCGTACCTCGCGCAGATTGCGGAGGAAATGGCGCGGTATTGTACCGGTCGGATGACCGTGGTGTTTCTCCCGCTCATAAAGACCTCGCAGAAATTCTGCGAACTGCTGAACCGCGCCGGGCTTCGTGCCGCAGAGGTAAACGGTGACAGTGATGACCGCTCCGATGTGCTCAGTGATTTTGAAAGCGGTAAATACGATGTCCTTTGCAACAGTATGCTGCTCACGGAGGGCTGGGACTGCCCGTCTGTAGACTGCATCGTTATTCTACGGCCTACCAAAATCCGCAGCCTGTATCAGCAGATGGTCGGACGCGGTATGCGGCTTTCCGAGGGCAAAGACCACCTTCTCCTGTTGGATTTCCTTTGGCTTTCCCAGCGGCATGACCTTTGCCGCCCGTCATCGCTTGTCAGCAAGGACGCGGCTATTGCAGAAAAGATGGATGCCGAGCTCAAAAAAGATGACAACGTATACGACCTCATTGATGCCGAAGAACAGGCAGAGCGGGATGTCCTCGCCGAACGCGAAGAAGCACTGGCTCGTGAGCTGGCTGAGATGCGGCGCCGGAAGCGACAGCTTGTAGACCCGCTCCAGTATGCGATGTCCATTGCCGCAGAAGACCTTGCTTCCTATGTGCCGGCCTTTGCATGGGAAATGGCTCCGGCATCGGCAAAGCAACTGGAATTCCTCGAAAAACGCGGCATCTTCTCAGGCTCAGTGCAGAACATGGGAATGGCGTCCATGATAATCGACCGTCTGAAGCGCCGTCAGGATGAAGGACTGTCAACGCCCAAGCAGATACGCTGCCTTGAGCGGTACGGCTTCCGGCAGGTCGGCACTTGGCAGTTCGATGCCGCATCCGCGCTCATTTCCCGGTTGGCGGGCAATAACTGGAGCGTTCCCCGTGGAATGTCTCCTGCAAATTACAGACCGTAAGGAGTTATGAAAATGAATGATAAAAACAATATTTTAGCGGCGCTCGACAAGATAAACGTCGCAGACCTGTCCTATCAGGAATGGATAAATGTCGGCATGGGGCTTCAAAGCGAGGGTTTTGACTGCTCTCTGTGGGACGGATGGAGCAAGAGCGACCCGCGCTATAAAAAGGGCGAATGCGACCGCAAATGGAGCACTTTCCGTGGTAGCGGCACTCCTATCACCGGCGCGACTATTTGCCAGATGGCGATAGAGCGTGGCTGGGAGCCTCGCGGCAATATGGTCATGGAATGGGACGATGAAATTCAGTACGACGGCGATGACTTCACCCAGTACACCGCACCCGTGGAATGGAATCCTGTTGAGGATTTCCGCATCTACCTTGAAACGCTGTTTGAGCCGGAAGACCGCGTGGGCCTTGTGACAAACGATGTATGGCAGGACAGCGAGGGTAAGTGGTTTCCCTCAAAGGGTGTATATGACCGCACTGCCGGAGAACTGCTTGCATCGCTGAAAAAGCACCCGGATGACCTCGGCGCTACTGTTGGTGACTGGAAGCAGGAAGCCGGTGCATGGATTCGCTTTAATCCCGTGGACGGTGAAGGCGTCCGCAATGACAACATCACAAAGTTCAGATATGCGCTGGTTGAGTCAGACACCATGTCGATTGCCGACCAAGACGCCATCATCCGCAAGCTGGAGCTACCTGTGGCCTGCCTTGTTCACAGCGGCGGTAAGAGCCTTCACGCCATCGTCCGCGTCGATGCCGAAAACTATGAGGAATACCGCAAGCGCGTGGAGTCCCTGTACGACTTTCTCGAAAAGAACGGCGTCGCCATAGACAAACAGAATCGAAATCCCTCTCGGCTGTCGAGGCTTCCCGGCGCTACACGTAACGGCAACAGGCAGTATCTCGTGGCGACAAACATCGGGCGCAAGTCGTGGGTGGACTGGATGGATTTTGTGGAGGGTGTTTCGGATGAGCTCCCGGACTTAGTCATGCTCAGCGACATCGAAAAAGACCCGCCCCAGCCGCCGGAAGAGTTGATTACGGGTATTCTGCGCCGTGGGCACAAGATGCTCATCTCCGGCTCCTCTAAAGCAGGCAAGTCATTTCTCTTGATGGAGCTCTGCATCGCTCTCGCAGAAGGGACACCGTGGCTGGGTTTTTCTTGTAAAAAATCGCGGGTGTTGTATGTCAACCTCGAAATCGACCCGGCGTCCTGCTATCAGCGTTTCCTCAAAATCTATGATGCGCTGAAACTGCCGAAGAAGCACTCGAAGGACATCGCAATATGGAATCTTCGCGGCAATGCCGTGCCGTTGGACAAGCTGGTGCCGAAGCTCATCCGCCGTGTGCGTGACCAGCACTTCGATGCCATCATCATCGACCCGATTTACAAGGTCATAACAGGCGATGAGAACAATGCCTCGGAGATGGCGGCGTTTTGTAATCAGTTCGATAAAATCTGCGCAGAGACCGGCTGTGCGACAATTTACTGTCATCACCACAGCAAGGGAGCGCAGGGCGCGAAACGGGCGATGGACAGAGCCTCCGGCAGCGGTGTGTTTGCCCGTGACCCGGATGCCCAGCTTGATATGATTCAGCTCGATTTGAACGACGACCTCAGAAATTATGTTCAGGACGGCAATGCGACTGCATGGAGGCTGGAAAGCAGCCTGCGTGAGTTCGAGAATATTACGCCCGTCAACTTCTGGTTTGAGTACCCGATTCACCGCATAGATGCGGCTGGTAATTTGAGCACAGCTCCTACGGAAGGCAGTGCCCTTGCCAATCTTGCGAAAAGCGGCAAGCGCACCTCCGAGGATGACAGGCGCAAGGCTCTGGACAGTGCCTATGATATTTGTTCTGCCGGTGGTGTCGTGAGAGTGGCTGACATTATCGAATATACTGGACTTGCCAAAGGCACCGTCTATACCTACCTGAAACAGTGCAGCGACGCATACGATTTTAGTCATGGAATCGTGACCCGCAAGCCGGAATCCGACGAGTAAGTACAATAGGCGTTTTACCTTAAAGACGAACTGTTCGTGCAATAGGTCAAGCCGCCCTATCGGACAGTTCGTTCAAAAGGGCTTATATAGGGAGATAGAAGACGAACGGACAGTCACTCGCGTAAGAAAGGGCGCTAACGCCCGCCCTTTCATTACTGACGTGGCTGTGACCCCACCTTTTGAACAAGGAGATAAACAGATGAACTTTTTTATAGCAATGAATCCGCCAACAGCAACAGCGCAGATGAAACAGGTGCGAATCGTAAACGGCAAGCCGCTGTTTTACGACCCGGCATCTGTGAAGGCCGCTCGAAAGCTGCTGACCGGGCATTTGATACTTAATCGCCCAGAGGCACCGATGGAAGGTGCGGTCGCGCTCTCCGCATTATGGCTCTTTCCCAAAGGCGGCAGTCATAAGCACGGTGAGTGGCGCGTGACCAAGCCCGACACCGATAACCTGCAGAAGCTCCTGAAGGACTGCATGACGAAATGCGGATTCTGGAAGGATGACGCACAGGTCGTCCGCGAGACTGTGGAAAAACGCTGGTCGGACGAGCCTTGCGGTATTTACATCGAGATTGAAGAATTGGAGGTCAATCATGTTTAAGAACAGTGAAGGCTATAGCGACCCGACAGCCGGGACTGCAATGAGCCAGATAATGAAAGAATATAAGCAAACACAGCGTGAAACTTGGCGGAGACAGGACGAAATCAAAAGCCGGTCGAAGGTCTATGTGGTTTCAAAATACGCTGGCAACACGGAGCTCAATGTGTCGAAAGCTGTCGAGTATTGTCGCTTCGTAATTCGGAAGAAGCACATTCCCGTGGCAAGTCACCTGATGTATCCGGCTGTTTTACAGGACACTGTTTCATCGGAGCGAGAGCTTGGCACCATGTTCGGACTGGCATTATTGGCTCTCTGTGATGAGGTTTGGGTGTTCGGCAAAGACCAGTCAGAAGGCATGATTGCAGAAGTTGTCGAAGCGAAGCGATTGAAGAAGCCCCTACGCTATTTCTCTGAGGAGGTGCAGTATGAACGCTAAAGACTATCTGGGTCAGGCATACCGACTGGACCAGCGTATCAACAGTAAAATCGAACAGGTTACATCGCTGAATGAGTTAGCTACAAAGTGCTCGTCGGCACTCACAGGTATGCCTCGCAATCCCAATCGTGG